GTCGAGGACTAGTGAAGCCTGCCAATATTAGGAATCTGGGCCTGTGGTCTGTGAGCTCGGTGCACGCGATCGATGCTCTGGGTCATGTCCTGTACTATCTGATTACTAAGTACAAGTCAGAGCCTCTTGTGCTTCAGCTGTTGGAGAAAGGTTGGCGATAGAAATAAGCTAGGCCCCCTCTGAGGGAACCGAACGTTGCCTTCCCGTTACAACGTCCGATAAGAGGGGGCCTAGCCGTCTTGGGGTTATGTGTTATGCCCAATCTACATCGTAATCGGCATTGGATGATTTCGTTAATACCTGCCCTGTGGTTCCTCCAGCTGGCAGATGATCTGACTCACGCTGAAGCGCGCGTTCGAGCCTCTCTACCCTGTCCTGCAGATCTTGAATGATCTTGAGCAGGCTGCGGTCTTCTGGGAAGTTATGCTTAGCCACTTTCATCTCCTGCCACTACGAGCTTGATGTACTCTTCGCTCTCAGAGGTGGGAGGCTTAAGGTCCCAGCCAATGATACGAGTGTTGGCAGAATAGCCACTGGGGAAACGTACATCTTCGATCTTAACTCGACACCAGTCCCCCAAAGAGATGTCGGCAATAGTTCCCAGCCTGCCATTGAGTTCTAACTGGATGGTAGTCATAGGTGGCCGAACTCTCATCGCCTCCGCTGTGGTCTGGCTATCCAGAGTTTCCTGCTCGGAAACATCCCTATTACTAAATTCGATTTGAAGATCAGGCCAGCCACCAGTGATCAAGTCTGCATGAGTATATTTTGACATCGTCATACCCGCACCTTGACCACTGCCCGATCCCAATACGGTGACTGCGGCATCAGACACTGTCTCCGGGAACCAGTAGTTCGTAACATTGCCGGGATAGTCAAAAGCTATTTGTGAACTTGCTAGACTAACACCGACAGTATTATCTGTCACCAAGGCCTTGGAAAGATTACCATTTGCATCAATAACCCAGTCAATGTAGTATTCAAACCCGTCAGCGTAATTGACAAGATATTCAGCAGCCTTACCAAATGACCATCTATCTGCGAGCCACATATTCTCAGTACGAATAACTGCATTCAAAGGATCAAAAGAGAGAGCTGTATCAATATTGATATTAGCCCCTGTCTTGGCCTGCATGAAATTAATCAGATCAACAAGTATTTGACGTTGATCAATTTCTTCCCAAGAATAATCGTCCTCAATAAATTGCTTGTAAAGGAATGACTCAAACGTTTGTGCAGTGTACTGTAGTACTCGAGCTTGTGACTGGTACGTACGACTCCAGATAACACCACCCCAGACAATGACATCATCTCGTAGAACCCAAAGAGCATTCCTGCCTGGCGCAGTAAAATCAATAATGTTTTGGTTCCTAACAGTATTGCTACCATCTAGCCCAATACTAAACGTACCATTACCGGGCTTAGACATACGGCGACCTAAGTTCACGCCAAAGACAGACGGCTCTAGATTAACCTGATCTGTAAGAAGATCGGTAACAAGGTACTTATACTGGACCATGACTATCGAGCAATCCGAAGGATGACACGACCCGAACCACCAGCCGCACCTACACCATCTGCGCCTCCGCGACCACCCCCACCCCCACCAGTGTTTGCAGTTCCTGCAGTAGCAGCACCACCAACAGAACCAGCGCCGCCTCCACCAGAACCGCCTGCACCAGCAGATCCCGATGCGGCCCCACCACCACCACCACCACCATAAGTAGTAGCAGAGTTATTGTAGGAATTAGATACACCATTTCCCCCGGCACCGCCAGCAGTACCGGAAGCCGCGTTTGCTCCTACAGCTCCCGCGCCGCCACCGCCACCAGAAGCAGTTTGCGATGCATGACAGTTACCCCCATTATTACCAAAACCAGTAATGCCTCGTCCATACACACCGGTCGCAGCTGCACCACCACCAGAACCGCCTGTAGCGTATCCAAAAGCATAGTCGTAGACATTACCGCCCTTATCTCCACCTGGAACAATATAAGGGCCTAGAAGACTAAATCCCCCAGCTTGATCACTACCACCACCAGCTCCAACAGTTACCGTATGTGTACCAGCAGGCAAATACACCTGAGCAAGGACTGCGACACCGCCCGCTCCTCCACCACCACCCGCATATGCACCACCACCAGCAGAAGATCCACCACCACCACCACCACCGACAAGAAGAATATCGACCAGCCCAGCAGTAGCAAGGGTAACGGAACCAGAAGCCGTCCAATCCCAGTAATCATATGTGAAGCCGCCTGAGGTGTAGTTTCCAGTAGCAGGCGACCCTGTGCTACCAGATACCGAAGCTTTTGGGAAACCACCACGTCCCACAACCCAGGTATCCGTACCAGTCTTGAGGAACTGAATTGTCTCGCCTTGGTTAACTACAAGCGAAGCAGATCCTACAAGAGTTCCTGCAAACGACCAAGTCACGGCACCGGCGCCTGTAGTCACCTGAGTAATAACTGTACCCAGTGGATAAGGAACAGCAGCATTGAGAGGAAGCGTTCCCGTGCTGGCTGAGCCACTCGTACGCAAGATAATGTTGTTAGCGTCACCCAGAACGGGAGTGTCAGTAGTGCCCGCTACCGTGCGCATTGAACGTGCGCCGGCCCCAACCAAGCTGAAGACCACACGGTTGTCGGCAATATTAGCATCAACGATCGTAGTAGCCAGAGCAGCTACAGTTACGGTCGCAAGAAGCATTGAATTGGCCGGAGTGGCTGGAGCTGCCGGAGATCCCGAAGGAGTGCCCGTAACAACTTCCAGAGCCCAGGCATTTGTAGCTCCACTGACGTCCGCATCATATACTCGAGCCACAACAATGTCAATACGTCCGAGAGTAGCATGTGCAGCTGCAATAGCCAAGTTGGTAACTGACTCACTCAGGCACCAGTAGTAGCCCTGATTGGTAATCTCGTCGCCAAGAACATAACCTTGACCCGCAGCAACATCGACAGACATAGCTGCGCCAGCTGCACGCTGGGACACCAGCCAATGACCACTGCTAACGATGCCCTCACTAGCGATCAGCCCACTGATTGCCCCCCTCGCAATCTTCGCAGTGTGGTCCGTGCGAAGCTGAAGGAAGGCAGGTGGGTTAGTAACTGCCATGACCTCTCCTACCTGTAGGCCGATCGGGCAGTGCAGTTGAGCACTGGCGAACCGGATGATGTACCAAGGAATCGAATTGTGTTAGTGCCAGGTACGAGAAGAAACCAGGTGCTGGTATTAAGTAACGTACCACGCCTGTTAGTCGTACCATTAAGCATGATCGTCTTCTCACGAAGATCGACTGTAAGTGTATCTCCATCCGTCAGATCAATATTGAACTGGAGATCACCATCTGACTCGTTATGCATGATACGTGGATTAGTAACAGGACCTACAATTTCAAGAGTGGCTCCGCAATTCTTATTTCCACGATTGTATAGGACTGCAGCTCCTGTAGAATCGGCCAAACCAAATCCGAAAGGAAAACTAAGGTCGAATCCGAAGCCTGACTCTGATGTACCAATTTCAGCCGTATCTTCTAACAGATCGCCATAGATAGTAGGATCTTCCGCCTTAAGCTGAATCTGTACATTTACTATGCCATAGCTACGTGGACGCTCCCAGGCATAACGAACCCCATAACTCTTGCAGTAAATGATTCGTTCCTGTTGTCCTGGAGCCTTGAAATAGAACGGTTGAGCATCTGCAGAAGGTGCATAGTTACTTTTGAGCAGATCCAAGAAGTCATCAGTTACGTTAAAGATCGTACCTTCGAGAACAATTGTACGCATCTTTTCAAACGTTGCATCGACAAACCCACCGTCCATACCTTCACGTTCACGTTCGGTAATACGAAACTCGGGATTGTCAAGTCCTGTCACATTAGTGATATCAACGAAGGGATCATCCGAAGCAATAGGATCACCATTCAGAAGTTGCCCATCGGTACCGAACTGGAAGGTGTAATCATCGGTAAGCATTAGTTCCTCACCCTCATGGCGAACTCCCAGCCAAGATCGGCTGCATGCTTAACAGGATCGATCTCCTGGGTATGAATGGTAATGTCCTGCTGAATGACCTGCTGTGGTTCACCTGTGGAGTACGGCTGCGTAGTACCCAGCTGACCGTTGTAGTAACCTCCCATGGTACTTTCGACCTGAAGCATCTCATTCAGGCGACCCACCTCATCGCCAACAAGATTACGTCCATCACGAATAGCATTCACCAGGCCAAGAATGAACATTGAGCCAGCTTCGTAAGACTTACGAGAAGGCGACTGAATGTCGAGAACAGTCTTAAGAGCGGCAAGGATATCCTTACCCAGCTCCTTGACCTCGGCAATCGCTTCAGCCTTCTTGCTCTGCATGCCCTTGATAAGACCATTGACAGCCTGCGCACCGATCTTAGTCAGCTGCTGAGGCAACCCAGTCTCCGGATCCAGCAGCTTCTCAAAGTGCGTTTGAATAGCAGTAGCTGCTGCAGTGATCTGAATATTGATGTCATCGATCTGCTTCTGGATCTCGCCCTTATGCTTCTCGTAATCGGCCAGAGCTTGAGCCAACGCATCCTGACGCTGTTGCTTAAGGGCCTCCTGCATAGCCTGCGCAGCAGCCAGCTGACTTTCCTTATCGAGCTTAGCAGCAGTAAGGGCAGCTTGAGCTGCATCCATTGCGGCCTTCAGAGGAGCGACAACAGCCTCTTGAGCATCGATGCCTGGCTGGAAGTAGGCACTGTTAACGGTCTCTTGGAAGCCTGCAGTAAGATCATTCAGATTTGCCTGTAGCGCATTAACTTCGGCAATCTTTGCAGGATCGGCCTTAGCCAGCTGAGCGACAGTAGCTCCAGAGCCACTAACACCTGCAGCAATGAAGTCTTGAATAAGTGTAGGATCAAGTCCCTTAGCCATAAGCGTATTGATGTTCGCAGTAAAGGCTTCGAGATCCTTAGTACGCTTCTTCAAGCTCTGCAGGAAGTTACCGCCAGAAGTATCATTGGCGTAACTACGGAACCCAGATTCGATCTGCTCGAGGAAGCGATCACGAGTAGAGATCAGATCCTCCAGGACCTTATTCTCCTTATCGTACGCAGCCGTAGTCTTATTCAGAGCAGCTTCAAGTTGCGGAATGATAGTATCGAAGTGCGCATTGATAGCCTTGATAGAGGCCTCAGTCTCCTTGTCAAGACGATCGTACATATCATTGATAGCCTTCTGCTGATCTGCATAGGTCTCGTCCAACTTGACGAGCTGATCCTGCAAAGCCTTTCGCTGCTCATAGTACTGCACCAGCTGCTTGACAGAGGTCTCCAAGAACTCTCGCTCCGCATTACCCTGAGCAATAAGCGTCTTGCGAACCTTAGCAGAGATCTGCTCGGAATTGATTAGGCTACCGTAGTAGGTCCTAATAGATTCATCCAGCTGCTGGTACATAGAAATGGCACTATCGATATCGGAATCCTTGCCGAAGGCCTTTTCGATCTGTGAAGACTGACCAAACAGCTTCTGAGCATATCCGAACATATCCTTGTACGCACTACCGGCAGCTTCAAGTGCGCTCTTCAGATCATTGAGGGCCTGCTTAATACGATCCAGTTCCTGGTCAGCAGCGCTACTACCACCACCGCCCCCAGAAGTGTTATCGGTATCGTAATCATCGCCCCCACGGCCAGGACGATTATTAACATTGCCCGTGGTTGGATCCCAACCAGCATCGACAACTTCCATGTCAGGATTGCGAATAACCTGTCCGGCATAACCGCCAATAGCATTTGCCAATTGATTATCTGTCATAGCAGGCGCTCGCTGCACCCAATCAACATGGGCAATGAAGCTTACATCATCTGCCCAAGGCAAAGCATTGTACGCTTCAATAAGCTTGTTAAGACCGTCAATAGCCGAATTGACCACGTTCTGAAGAAGCGTTACGGCGCTATTGTACAAACCTGAAAGCATATCCGGAATGGAGGTAAAGAACTGCTGAATGCCCTTACCCACTGCCATGATAGCGTCACCGACCGGACCAGTGTTTTCGATGATCCAATCCCAGGCCTTCTTGATGTAAGTAAAGGCCCAACGAACAGCACCGATAATAATGTTGGCGACCATCTGAAGAACCTTGAATAGGATCTCAAGACCCTTCCAAGCCATAGAAATAGCTACGCCAAGACCCTTAATAATATAAGTGACTGCCGTAAGTACAACCTTGAAGACAGCCTGCAGATAAGCGCCTACAATCATAAGAATGAACTTAAACGCATTCATAAGTCTTGTAGGACCGCCAAGCATATCGACAAAGCCCTTAAGAGCACCCTTAACGGAATTGACAATAGTATTCCAAAGTTCCTTCAGCGTATCCACCAGATCAGATACAGCCTGTCGAACAACTGCGCTACGATCATAGATCAACTTGAACACAACTGCGATGGCAATAATGCCAAGCACTACAGCTGCAGCAATGCCAATGATCGGAAGTACGACAGCGATAAAGGGTGCAAGAGAAGCCTGCGCAAGTGTCCAGGCAGCAGCCATCATAATAATGGCACCCGTGAAGACTAGCACAATACCGATCAAGATGGAAAGCACGGCTGAAATGCCTACAAAGGCAACTATGGCAGTACGTACCGAAGGCGAAAGATTATTCCACCATTCCAGCAAAGCATTAAGGGCTTGTGCCAAAGCAAGCTTAATAGGCAGCAGTTGCTGACCAATAGTAACAGACATGATCTGATACTCGTTATTCAATGCCTGCAACTTGCCAGCAGGAGTATTGGCCATAGTAGCGTAAGCCTTCTGAGCTTCGCCACCAGCCTGACGAATCTCTTCGGTCAATTCACCCAAGAGGCCCAAGTTATCGTCAACGGCAAGGTTCATAAACCTCATAGCCTGGATATTTGCACCAGAGCCCTTGAAGATCTCATTCAGCTTCTTAGCAGCACCAACAGAGCCAAACTTTTCCAACTTCTCGCGCAGCTCAGTAACAATATCCAAGATAGGTCGGAACTTGCCGGAGGAATCCTCAACAGCAATGCCCATCTCCTTAAGTTCCCTAATGGCTGAAGGCTTAGAGAACATGTCAAGAGCTCGTGCAGCAGAAGTAGCGGCATTCGCAGTACTCTGGCCATTACGAGTAAGGAACGCCATCATACCTGCAAGGTCGGCGAAACTCTGTCCAGCCTTAATGGCGGATGGTACGGCTCGACCAATAACAGATGTGAACTCTTCGTAGGTACCGACACCCTTCTGAACAAGCTTGAACATAATGTCGCTTACCTGGCCTGCTTGTTCAACCGGCATCTTGTACGCATTAAGAATAGAGATCAAAGCTCTACCGGCAGTTTCCATATTGGTAGTGCCGCCGACAGCGGCCTTGCCGATGTCCTCTAGAAGCTTTTCGGCTTGTGGCGCATTGACATTGATAGAAGAGAAGATGTCGTACAGAGCCGGCTGAATCTGCTCAAAGGCTACAGGTACATTACGTGCGACACGCTTACCCATTTCACTCAAATGATCAAAACTGATGCCCGCTTGATCAACCTGAGTAAGAGTCTTGGCAGTTTCTTCATTGTAATCAACTGCTGCCGTAGTCATATTGTTCAAAGCATTGACAGCAAGAACACCTACTGAGGTAATACCGACACCGATAGAAGCTACTGCCGCACCTGCCATAAACTGATTCATAGCTGCTCTATGTGCAACTTTATCGAGCAACGCCAACTCAGCACCGAAAGCACGAACCACCCGGGAGGCTTCATCACGAGCTCGCAGGATCAGATACAACTCTGTCGTCGAGGGCATGTCACCTCCCGGGTGGTTTCGTCTTATTACGTTCGCGTTCTTCTCTGATGGCTACCGCTCGTGTTACCCCTCTGAGAAGGACTATGTGGTAATAGTCCTGATCGAGTAGCCCTCCTGCCCGAGGCAAGACCTTGAACTGCTTACAAAGGCTATACATGTCCATTGCGAATGCAACTTCATGATCTGCCTTAGCATCCAAGACCACGCTTGCCTCGATGCGGGCTGCTATTCCCCCTCGTCGAAACTGTTCAGATCGGCAATCAGCTTTTCGATCTCCGTACCGACCTTAGGATCGAGAGCAGCCATGTCATTGGCATTGTTGAAGTTCAGAGGAGTGACTCCATCTGAATGGCACAGATTGTGCTCAACAATGCAATGACGGAACTCATACGCATTCATCTCACGAGTAGCCATGACGAGCTCACCCTTGAGATCACCCTTCTTACCACCCATGTCGAGTGAAAGCTTGGTAAGCGTACGTCGCTCCATCTGCTGCCCATAGGTCATGCGACGAAGAACGACGTACGCCTCGGGAAGCGACTTGAGATCGAACCGCTGCGTTTCCTCAACATTTGCAACTGCGACTGGCATTTTGTCCTCCCTCAGGACGTCGTACTGTTAAGTGATGTTCGCCGACGAAGTGACGACGATGGTGAAATCCTTGCCGGCGGAGTCAATGACACCGTCATAGCTAACCTCAGCCCGAACCAGGTCACCCTGATTCGAAAGGCTCAGATCGTAGGAATCCTTGATAGCCCCATAAAGATCAATAGTGACCTTATCGTTGGCGCCCTGCGAAGCAATCAGCTTGATTGCCTGAGACGTCAGATTCTTAAACGTATCGTAATCAGTACGATCCGCAAAGTCCCGAGTAACCTTCAGCGTGGACGAATGCTCGCCGAACTTAATGAATCGAGCACCTCGACCCGTGCTATTCAGACGGAACTGAGCCTCGCCACCATCATCCCAGGTAAACTCGAACGTGTCACCATCGGTGACAGAAGTAGACGTAGGAATCTGGAGATCGTACTGACCAGCACTGAACGGAACCGTCGTCGGCCACGTCGGAGACAGAGCTGACTGAGTTGCCTCAGCAAGACCCGTAATCTTCAGCTTGGCCTTCATCACACCGTCGGTACCGACCGTAATCGTACCGCCAGTAACGACACAGCCAGTGTAACCGAAGACCTCACTATTACGCTTGACTGAGAGCGACAGAGTCGTCTTAGTAGCAGTGTTCACGGCCGACGAGTTCGGCGTGAAGGTATACACATACGGACCTGCACCCGACTTGACGAGCGTCATACGAGCTCCGTACAGGAAGTACGGAAGAATGTCATCAAGGACATCAAACTCGATCTCGCCCTCAATATGTGAATTACCAGGCCGAATATCAATCAGACCGGCATTCGCACGAATAGGACGACGCTTGACGTTATCCTGCGTAAACTTCAGCGACTCGCTATTGATCGGAACGAACTTCTCCGGAGCCACATAAGTACCCGCTGTGGTCTCACGCGCGACGCCCAGAACACCATTAGCGCCGATATCATTTGCCATTACTGATCACTCCCTTCTGCACTATTGCCGGCGCTATCGCCAGGCTCGCTATTGCTGTCAGCTACCGGGGCCCCCTTTGAATCAGAGACCACAGGGGCCGAATCCTCTTCTGTCTGCCCGGAGAGGAATTCCTTAACTGCGTTGCTAGGCTGCCCGCTCACCTTAACATCCTTGCGGCTCTTAAAGGCATCCTGGATAGAACGTCCATTAGCCGCGGCAAACGTGACCTCTTCATCTTCGGTCAGCTCATACTGACCATTCTCAAACACACCCAGCCCGTCGATAGTAAACGGAGTACCGTCCGCCAAGCTGAATGCAATTTTTGTAGACATCGTGCCTCCTAACTACTTGACAGTTGATACTTCGTTTGGCCCTTAAATGTAAGGCGGACTGCGCGCATAATTGAATTGCCCTTAGTTGCATAACCAGGTTCAACACGCGACACATAGCAATGAAGAACAAGTCCTCCTAGCTGAGCATCTTCGTGCAATACAGTTTCGATTGCGTCAGCAAGGTCCCCAGCCTCTTCAGCATTGTCCTGTGGTGATCCGAACACTGCAAGGTACGCAATGACATAACAAGAGATGTCAGCTTCAGCACCCCGAAAGGCGCTAACTAGCGATACATCCTTATCGCCCATTTCAACGCACACTGTCGGCGTCTTAGCAATTCTAGTCTGATCACCAAAAAAGATCTGCTCAATACCAAGAGCGACCTGATTAGTTTCCAAGAGCGTTTGAACGGCCTTGGCGAACGCCTTAGTTGAACCGGTAGGAGGCATTAGAGGGCCCTCGGCTTCACAGGTCCGCGGCCAGAGCCGTAATGATGTGCAACTCGCTCATCCAGCCAGTTCTTGAAAATCTGCTCGATGGCCTCTTCATCTTCAGATTGGATCATAAGGAAGGGACGAGCGGGGATCCTCATACCGACACCCATCGTCTGCATCCTAGCTTGGATGCGCGCAAGTGTTTCGGGACGAAGGCCACGAGACATTGGACCCATCGAACCTCGCTGATGAATAGCCCCGTACCAAACATTCTCCGGCAACCCAACAATAAACGCAGCAGACTTAGTAATAGTCCAAAGGTTAATATGTTGCGTAGCATGCATCAAGGCATGAGTAAGAAGAAGCGGATCAGTGCCACCAAAGTTCCACTGTGTCCGACGTACAGTCAAAGTAGATTCGGCCAACGGCGGCCACTTAGGACGTCCGCCACTAACGAAGTTCTCATAGAAGGATGGAATCATAACCTCTTTGACGGCCTGCTTCAAAGGCTCATGAAATGAGCGAATGTCAGCACCCAGACGATCAATCTTGGCGGCTGAAATACCTACTGAAGGTTCAAGTGTAAGCGTAATACCCAGCGACCGCGTATTGGCATTAGTCAGCTGGGGAAAGAACCTGAGACCGGCAAGAGTCATTAGAACACCTTACCCATGGAGAAGTAAGCAGGCCCAAGACTAGGATCCTCGTACGTAGGCGTCTCAGCCGAAGACTCGTCATTCGGATAAAATTCGGGAGTGGCGGGATTAGTCGCCTCTACAACCTCATCATCCGGATCAGTTAGAATAAGAGTGCCAGAAGCGAGACTGTTGAGAAGCATCTCGGACCTCTGGTACAGCCAACGACCGTAACTTGAGGTGTCCTCGTCTTCGGCATAAGTACGAAGGTACATCGCGGAGATATACCGCATTGCAATAATCTTGCGAACAAGACTAGGCGTTGTCGTATCATCCACCCACGTGGAGGTGTCGAAGACATTTGAAAGTCGCGCAAGGACCTCAATTGTCTCCGACACCTCCAAAACGCTCTCAATGCTAGCAATAGGCATCTTAGTCGACTCCGCGAACGGAGTGACATCATTGAGAGCGATGTGGGCCATTACCTACTCCTAGGACTTCGCAGCCGTAGTGGTAGGCTTCGCAGACTGAGCCGCGAGCGCCTCATCTCGCTCCGCCTCCGCCTGCTCGAGCGCAGCTTCGAGCGCAGCGATACGCTCCTGAGCAACGGCACTCTCGGCCGACTGCTCCTGAGGAGACAGTCGAGCAGGACCGATAGAACCCAGCTCAGCAAGGGCCTCCTTGTCCTCCTTGGAGAGGCCCTTCATGTCAGACACCTTTGTGCCTTCCGGGAAGTCGAGCACCGTACCATCGGGAAGCCCGTGGATGATGCGCGTAAGTGCAACGTCTGCCATGACTACTCCTAAGCGATCGCGGCCTTGATGACATATCCGGTGACGGACTTGTTGTAGTCACCAGACGCGGGATTGATCTCGACTCCGACCATCTTGAGGTCGTAGCGACGACGAACGCGGACAACATCCGACACTCGCCGCTCCTCGCGCCACCGATCGACGACCTGAGGACTACCACCGATGCCCCAAACGAACTCGTAGGCAAAGGCAGGAATCTTCATGCCGGGTCGCGGAGGCACCCAGGCAAGAACAATGTCCTTACCCCACAGGTATCCGACCGTCATGGCATTGCCGGCAGTACCGACAGCTCCCGTGGCGATACCGACACCAGGCACGATCACCTTCTGGAGACCCAGAACAGCTGCGATGATCTCGGGCGTCAGAACAGCACGCTCCGAGTACTTAATGCGCTCGATGAAGTCCGGATGATCCTCCATGGTCGACATCACCAGATAGGGGATGACAGCCACATTCGGCTCCATGAACACCTTAGCATGCACCGCACGAATGGCCGTCCGGAAAACTCCGATCGGATCCGAGTTGGCGTAATCATTGAACTGGGTCGTACCCGAAAGCGTCACACTGAGACCGCTTGCATAGTTGGCCGCAGTAGTCACCATCGTCTTGATGGCCTGCTCACGAGCGAGCATGATCTTGCTCGTGATGAGCTCGGTACCGTCGATAGCAGAGCTAAGCGGCGGATCCTCGTTCTCGACCTCTTCATCAGTGATCGCGATCTGAAGCGCATGCTCCTGAGCGTAGTACGTATCAAGCGAGAGCTTGATGCCCGGAATCTCATTCGCCTCAGTACCCGGCCCACGGAAGTCGCTCGTCTCAGGGAGCCACGCCTCACGGCCGAACACGCGATACTTATCCGACTGCTTCCTAACATTGACCTGCGGCACGAGGGCATCACCCACGAGACCGTTATTAGGCCACCCGACGGAGACGTCGGTGAGCACGGCATCGATGTGGACGTTGCCAGTGCCTGTCGGCTGGTAAACTGCCATGTCTTGTTACACCTCCCTTAGAAAGTAGCGCCCGGCGTGAGCAGGACGTCAATATGGTCACCGTCATTGGTAGCTGACGTAAGAGCGATACCGAACGTAGCAGCAGGCTGAGCGCCAGCTGAAGCACGGGTTCGCGTAACTGCACGAGCAGACGTGTTGTTGGTAACACGATCACCAACGGACACAGAACCGCCTGCAATGACTCGGACAATGCCCGCGAGGGCAACACCGATGATCGCCTTGCCAGTAGCAAGACGAGTCGTGTCAAGATCCTCCATGCAAATGCCCAGCGGCGTCAGAACGTTCGCCGTAGTAGCACGAGCGACCTGCTGAGTAGCCGAGATGACCACGACTTCACCAGCTGCATAGGCGGTAGAACCAGTTGCAAGAAAACCCTTGTTCAGACCGTAATTAGGACCGATCCCCATTTCTTCTTCCTCCCTTCCCTACTCGCCCAGAGCGCGAACGTCGCGCCGGTAGTCCTCGGCCAGCTCGGGGTGCTCAGCCGAAACTCGCAGCATCGCATCTCGAACAGACAGGCCCGGATTCTTCTCCTGGAGCTCCTTGACCTTGGTCTGGAACTCGCTCGCCTCGCCACTACCCTCAGACAGGGGCTTCTCGCCACCATTCTGACGGGTACGACGCTCGCTGAGATCGATCACGTTGCTAGCAACCAGATCCTTGAACGGCTTCACGATCGCCTCGTGGAACCGCACCGGAACCTTGGTCAGGGTCTTCTCGATCTCCGACAGCGTAGCCGGCGGAATCGCAAAGCCCTTGCTCTTCGCAATGTCGCTAATCTCAGACAGGGTAGTTGCGATCTTCTGCTCATCCAGAGCCTTCTGCTGGCTCATGATGATTGTGTTCTGACGCTCGAGCTCACCAAGCAGAACCTGGATGCCCGGGTTCTCCTCGGCCAGCTTCTTCAGAGCCTCGGAAGCGGCGATAGACGCAGGCACCGCATCGGCACCCTCATCCTCGTCACCATCCTCCTCCGGCTCCTCAGGCTCAGCATCAAGCTGCGTGTCGATGGCAGCGTAGATGTCCTCATCACTGGCATCGTCAGCGAGCTTGAACTTTGCGATATACTTCGCACGCTGAGTGGGATTCATGCTTCCTCCATTCGTTTCGCTAAGGCTGCCAGCGTGAGAGATCACTTCTGACATATTGATGGGGGCGATATCTTTCAAGAAGGGACGATTGGTCAACGCGCCCCCGAACAGAACATCCTGGAACTTCTGACCAGTCTTAGGATGCTCCCACTCGTCGATGAACTCAGGCGAGAAGTAACGGTACTCCTTGTTCTTAATTGCCTGAGCTGCAGGAGGAGTGAGCTCAATATTTAGCCAGAGGCCATCTTGACCTCTATCTTCAGCTGACTGAATCCAGCCCGCTGCCTTACCACCATATTCCTTATGGTCGTAATCGATATCGAGGTCAGTTCCGCGAACGCGGTTATTAACATTGTCGGCGAACCTTCTGATTCGCTCAGGACTAAGGTCAATCTCGCCAAACACAGGATGGTTGTACTTGCCAATAGGCATACCCTGAAGTGTAAGAAGGTTTGATCCTTCGTCAAACTGGATACCGTCCAGATCGACCCAGAACCCCATCTTATTGGCCATTCTGACCTCCTCTCGTTGAGTATAGCAGCTTCCTATAAGGGAACTACACGCTAGAAGATATAACAGTAGGTAGTTAGCAGCCGGGCCCATCCCAATGGTGCCGACCGCCTCGGGCAACGACCTCTAAGAAGCCGATATCTTGCCAGTATCCATGCCATTCATAAATTGGAATAGACTGAAGATGTTCTCGAATCATTCGCGCTTGCGGACGAGGCATCCCAAAATCTACAAGACGATCCGCAACCATATACGGAAGACTATCGTTCCAGGCATTATTCAAGAATTGCCAACGTCCTGAAGCTGACGATGATGGGTTGCGTGCACCCACACCTGACTGCCGCTCAGTAAGTGTTCCGCCACTTTCACGATCTAGAACACAAGCTGCCCAGGACTTAATATTGTCTGGAAACGTCGCTGCACGCTCTACAATTATTACAGCTCGAGAACTTCCCCGACCTGGCCTCTCAAGGAATTCTTGCCTCTCTTGTTCCGCCTGTGCGGCGGCCTGTCCTATTAACGGGATCGGTGGCGTATCGGCCACTGGTGCAGGTATAAGGATCATGCTCGCTGCGAACAGTACGGGTACGATCACAAGGTCTCCCTTGTAGTAGGTCGCCACCCTCACATCGGGCGGCCTGCTTATTAAATTATAGCATATCCACTAGAACCTTATCTACGGGGCTTCCTAAGAGGCTTACCGTCAGGACCATTATGACGAATACCATTTTCGTCAATACCCAACTTCTTAATAAGCCTATCGACATCGGCTTGCGTAGTTCCCGGAGCAAGCTCCCAATGCATGTAATCCTTAGCTCGCCAATCGCCACCCCAAACAAGAATGGGATACACAGTCTTGAGCCATTCGATCTTAGCCTTGTTCTCAGGCTTCGCAAAGAACTTAGCTCCAGCACTAGAACTCTGCGCACCCTCTTGAGACCAGTTAAGATCAATGGCAGTACCTGATGCATGATTAGACCAGGCATTAGCATTCCGTGCGGGGCGATAATTATACGCACCATCATCAACAGGCTTCTTGTCATTGTCCAGGGTCTTCACCCAGTCATCATAATCATTCGCCAAAGCGAGAAAGATTCGAATGACAGAACAACGCATAGTCAATCGACGATCAACCGTCGGAATCTGCTTTGTACACAGAAGCTTCGAGCCCGGGGTCAGTACGGGCCAACCATTCAGACTCTTAGGCATGTGGTCCCTCCTCTGTGGGATCCGCATCTGCAAGAAATTGCTTTTTCGAAGGGCCGGCTCCGAGCCATGGAATATAGGCATTGAGCCAATCATTCACGCCTGGGACAGCCATAATACGCGTGACAGCCCCAGAGACAGCAAGACCGACAGCGACTGCTCCAGCCTTCTGATCAGCGCCCGACGCCTCCACAATAAGAGGCGCCATTGCAGCTAGACCTACACCTGCCTGAAAGACAGTACGAATCGTAGTCTGCCAAGGATACTTACTCTGTGTCGCTTCCGGAAGTGGAATCTTCTTTGCCATGCCTGTGCTCCTCCTCTTCATCTTCTTCCCACTTATGTCGTAGGTAACCGCCAGGACCAAAGAAATAAGTTATGACGACAAGCAGCGCGGTGCCGACTGTACCCAAAAAGGTGGCAAGTGCTTGCTGAAGCCCGTCATTCATCTCGCCCCCTTAATTTTGGCATACCTACGATCATTGGCCTCTAGGAAGTAAGCACCTCCGGCCATCATTACTGCGGCCAGAGAAAACCAAATAGCCTGATCCGCTCCTGCTGCGAGAAAAACAAACCAGGCCCGTGTAAGATAAGTGGCTACAACCCCCAGCAGCCCAAACTCTATGACTCGCTGATATTGACCTATCCATCCGACAATAAGAAGAATAGCTGACGCAATTGCAGTAATTCCCAACACGATAGACAACGGGTACGTAGTACCTCTATCCATGCCCCGGAAGTTAGCCTGTGCGACGATAATCATCGTTAGGACCATACCCAAGAGGAACGGCTGGAATCTACGTCCAAAGAACCGCGGATTTCGTCCCCCGCTATAAACTCTCATGGCCGACCCCTATGATCAAAGCCGGCATTCTTGCCAGGAGGCGCTACCTTAGGAACAGGCGCTTGCTTAGGCATACCGGGCTTAGCTGGATCCTTGTTCGGATCGATCGTGCTTGTATTACTAGCACCAGCAGTAGATTCCGTCCCCGGAGCCTGAGGTGTTTCAACCTGTCGAACCGTATCCGGATCCTTGATAGGCAGATCCATTTCATCACGCATCGAAGCCTCGAGCGGATCATCAGGCTCAATGACCCGCGCACCGATCATATTCCTGAGCGCGAAGCTCATCTGGCGCCAATCCTCGTACTCACCAATACGGCGCGCCTTAAGCTTGGGGAACTTTGTAATGTCCTTGCCAAAGTTAAGTCGCACAAGCTCCGGAATGAAATGCTTGTTGTGCACGGAGCAAATGATATCAGCAATGTAACGAGTCGCCTTAAGGAAGATGATCTGCTGATCGCTATTAGAGATGTCCTCACCCAAGATGCTCGCCAGAATCATATCGTTATGATGCTCGACAGACTTCAAAGCATCAACGACATTGCCCTCAAGCTTGAGGAAGCAGACTTCCCAGTTAGGCGGAACAACAACATGAGCACGCTCGTTCGTACGCAGATTACGTCCAAGGTTATTCGCCGTGGCCTTATCCGTCGCTGTAAAGCCGACAGGAAGCTTAATCATAGGCACACCAATACCGTGACGCTCTTTCTGGATCGCGTCGATCTTGTACAGCTGCTGAATGTAATACCAATGCATGTACATCGCACGCAGAGCCGAGATACCCTGAATATTGCCCGCTTCCATATCAAGTGTGAAGACCAGAAGCTTTTCGATCGGAATCGTAATATCGACATTACGATCCCACTCAGCCGGCGGATAGAAGACAACCTCTTTAGGCCCGCCATTATTATCGAAGACCCACTTCTTGACATCCATGGGATGCCTAGGAGCGAACTTCTTAATGACAATTCGCTCCTTACCTTCGATCTTCATTGGCGTCCAAACCTTCTCGAACATGTAGTAACCGAAGTCGACCATAAGCAAAGTCTCCGTCAGTGTCTGCATCATTGAGTAGGTCGGATAGTCCTCATAACACGACCAGACAAATTCGGCAATCTTCTTATCCTCGTCGGAATCAGAAGCTGGCTCGACGAACCATCGAGCTGCCAGAACAGGGGTCTTCAAGAGTCGAAGTGCACCTCGAACCTTGCCATTACTACGACGCATCTTATCGTACGTCTCAAGACCTCTGTACCCCAGAAGGTCTCGGTTATATTCGACACGCGTCATAGAAGTAAAGGGAGATGGCGACGACGAACCCAACTCAGTGTAGTTAGGCGCATCAACTTCGGCAAACTTACGTACACCATCAACAGAACGATCGGCAACTACAATGAACGGTTCGCCATCGTTCTCAACGACCTCAACAATCTCGTAACGTTCGACCAGCTCTGTAACAGAGATAGGTGCGAACGAAGGCTCCGCGGGCCCTTCCTCATTCAAGACCACAGGGGCAGCCTCACCGAAGCCCAGCCATTCTCGTACGCCCATTAGAATGAGTCTCCCATCATGAAGTACCCCTCAGTACCGGATCCCTCGTATCCGATTCCTGCACCAGCCAATTCCAGATCAACCTCGGGACGGTGATCGTCAAACCTTTCGTACGTCTCAGCTTCGGGCTTGAACACACTATCCATGGCATCGCCAAGACGGTATGTTGCGCCGAGCTTATAGACGTGCATCAATCCATATCGAATAGCGTCAGTTGCGTGATTCTTGGTCTTGTTATCGCCTTCTGGGGCATTCTTTCCGTTGTGTCCTTCAGGCGCACGGTAGTTGTTGAATTCGTCGATGGTGTTGACGCAGCTGTAGTCAACGAAGAAAGCGGGCTGGTAGATAGGTCCTCCGAACTCGTCCTCTCCAACTTCACGCTCGAAGAAGGATCTAATGAGGTCAATGCCTTCTCGCCATCCAGATGTCGCCCTTCCACCTTGCGCCTCCTCTGATCCTGACTTGGCTCGCGGGTCTGCCCAACACGGTACCAGATCCCGCGAGACTTTCGCGACCGCTTCGGGATCTGCCGCATCTGCGAACGCCATGTCAAGGTGATACCCCTTAGGATTCTCGCGACCGTTCTTAATGTAGCTGATATGCTTCTCCACAGGCCAGACAGCTTGATAATGCTCACGCCAGACAAAAATCTCATCCTGTGGCGAAACCTGAAACTCGATCCAGGCAGATGGATTAGTGTAGCCCCAGTCAATAGCCATATAGTTCGGCCAGTCAGGACGGAACTCATGTCGACGCACATGAGTCGACACATCCCACTCGGGGAAGATCTTGCCAGAGAACGAACCGAAGTCGGCGCCAATCTCCTGAAGGAACGTCTCCGGAGTCATAGTCCGCTTCAGCAGCAGAATCTCCGGGTCGTTCTCACCTTCGGGATACACAACAGGATTTGCCCAGGACGGGAACTTCCAGCTCTCGTAATCGGGCATCGTTGGATCTTGGCCGAACATCCAGTTATGGTAGAGCCAATTGTAACCCTCAGGAGTCGTGGGGAAATCGGCGCCACCTCGACGGTCTGCGAGTGCGGGGCGAATGAATCGCTCCCACGTTTCCTCTTGATGCTTGGCGGCCTCAGACATAATGACCCAGTCGAGAGCGTCGCCGACGAGCATATCGGGGTGATCTGCGGAACGAACATACAGATTCGTACCCCAAGGGAACTCGATGAACATGCTGCCTGAGCGCTTGTTATACGACTTCCGGATACGCTTGTCGCGTCCCAGACGCTGATTGACGATCAGATCGTTCCAGATAACACGGAACTCCTTCTCACCCAGATCGTACGTAGGACCTACGATCCAATAGGTACGATTCGGAATGAAGAGCTTCGGCTCCAGATCAGTTCCGGCCATCTTACTCTTGCCAAAGCGGCGACCGCAGTTGGCAAAGCGAAAGCGCGCCTTCGAGGTATGAAACGAGCGCTGCGCCTCTGAATGAGGCGTGTACCCGATCTTCTCGAAGTACGCGAACTTGTCGATGACCTTGATCTCGGACATGTTATCGTGTCACCTGCTCAGAGGTTGCGACTTCGAATCGAAGTGCCTCGATGAGCTGGTAGACCTCTTGATATGGCTTCGTGCCGAGGTACCCAACAATGGCATCAAGCAACGGTACAGAAATAACTCGAGCATCAGTCGTAGTAACCTCAGGCGTAGCCTCAGGTTCCTCAACCTTAGCGTCAACATCAACATCAACATCGGACATTCTTACTCCTCGGGAAGAGTCGCCCAGGGAAGTCCTGAGACGACGGTTGGATTGATCTTACTGTTGAGCTCTCCCTGCAGACCACCCTCAATGGCCTCCACATCAAGCTGTGCCTTCACCCACTCGAGCACAATCTCCTCAGTCAGCTGCTCAAGCGGAACGAAGTCAGGATCTTCAGGATCGGGGTTGAACCCCACAGATCCGTAGGCCGTGGCAAGCTCGTTATCCTGCTCTGCAAGAACTCGCCAATGAGCCTGAGTAACTGCGCCATCGACAACTTCATAGTCAAGACGCTCGATCTTCCACGTAATAATAGCGGTCATGTTATCTCCTAGTTATCCAGCTGCTTAGTTACACCAGCGACGCGGCCGTAGAAATGGGTACCATCATACCAGATGTCCCCATCAACAGGAGACGTCGGAGCAGTTCCTGCGGCAAGGTTCAAAGACGCTCGACTAGTAGTCGAAGCTGCGATCTGAACCAAGCCAGTACCACCAGCAGGATTCACACCGATTCCAAGATAGCCGCTGTTAGTCAGTCGCATACGCTCGGTCAGGGACGAGGCGCCGTCCTGAGTCGTCAGCCAGATGATGCGCCCTGGCATGTCGTTGGTACCTGGTGTACCATCAACTTCAAACGACATTGCAGCCGAATCAATCCAGCCTGCACCATCGTAGCCCTTGTGGACAATATAGCCAAGGGTATCACCACTGCTAACAATAGTAGGCGACGCCTGGGTGCCACGCGAACGTCGAAGCGTGAACTGGTTGTACGAAGTTCCCGACTCGCTCCACACACTCTGATTGAGAGTGGAGTCAGCACCCTGCACCCAGAAACGACCACCGCCATTAGCATTACCTACACCCAGTGTCCCAGTGAAGAGGCCATTAGCAGAGTTGTCCAAGGTGAGTGCGAGTGCACCTGAAGCGCCGGAGCGCAACTCGAGCGGCGTATTGATAGCCCGAACGATGCCCGAACCGCCAGAAGAGTAAAGCTCGACGTACTGTGTAGGCGTACCAATACGTTCTGCACGAATTGTCCCCGCCACATGCAACGGAGCAGACATCGAAGTAACGCCAATACCCAGATTACCTGAAGAATCCAGGAACATACGCTCATTAGCGCCATTCGTAAAGAACCGAATGCCTCGCGAAGTATCGCCACGCAGTGCAAGATCAGTAGCTGAGCCAGAACCACGAACTGCCTGATCCGTACCTACAGAGCCAAGGAATCCTGCAGCACCGTTCCAGAAGGTAATAAGCTGCTTACCTGTAGTTGCAGTATCGATACGAATTGCACCAGCTACATGCAGTCGCTCTGTAGCACCTGCAGTCATTCCCAAGCTCAGGCCCGTACCGTTAAGAATGCCTACCGGAGAACCTGAAATACTGAACCACACGTTGCTCTCTGAGCGGATACGAAGATCATCCGTACCAGCAGATCCGTCAATGCCGATCGTACCAATAAAGGCCTTAACAGTACCAGCCGCATTGTAGAGACGGATCTGCTCGTTACCGACTTCCTGAATCTCTAGCCGGGCAGTAGCAGGCGTACGACTAATACCAACACGACCCGCTTGATCGATTCGCATACGCTCCGTGAACGACGCAGCTCCGTCAGCCGTCGTAGAGAAGGTAATGCGGCCAGGCATATCACCTGATCCTGGCGTTCCATCTACTGCGAATTGAATCTGCGCCGCAGCTCGATACTGAAGCCCGTCCCACGCGCGACCCTGAATGTTGCCAAGCGCATCGTTAGACTGAACAATAGCCGACACACGCTTCTTCTCGAACATGAAGTACGGCGCGGTCGCGTCGTTCGTAAGATTCCGCATCGCCCACTGAGGGCCGTAGGCGCTTACCGACTCACCAACAAGGAACGGACCAACACCGGACTCAATGGCAGGAGTGCAGTTAATCCCCACATCGCCGGCAGAGGTAATACGAAGCCGCTCCGTGCCACTTGTGTAGAACGCCCAGTGATTGTTCGTGAGGTCGTAAACGGCAAGAGTCGCGTCGAACGTGAGATTCGCGTCGTTGTTCATCCGGTTAATGACGAACACCGAGTCAGAGCCGTCCGCATCGCGAACGTAGGTTCCGAGCATTGCGTGCTTGCCGGCGCTCGTGGCACCGTTCTTCAGGATGACTCCTGCCGTTGCGTACTGAGTCCCAAGCGTGTTCTCGAACACACCGATGCCGCCATTTACGTCAGCAGCAGCAACGTGCAGCCTCTTCGAAGGGCCTGTCGTGCCGATACCGACATTGCCTGACGCATCAATACGAAGACGCTCAGAGCCACCCGTAGCTACCGCCAAGATATCTGCACCAGGCCTGTACAGCCCCGTATTAGTATCTGCGGAGAACGAGATCGACGGTGCGCTTACCGTACCATCACCATGCAGTACAGTACTACCCGCAGCAAAGGTGGCCGCCGGACCCGGAAGCGAGATATCGACATCATATACGATACCAGCGACTTGGATGCTCCGCACCAACGCTTCAATAGTCAGCGCGCTGCTCATTAGAACACCTGCTCCCAGACACCCGTCATCCACGGGATGTCGTCGCCGCCGCTATTCACCAGGAACCACTTGTAGATGCAGTTCTCGACAGGCACCGTATTCGACTGCGTTTCGGTCAAAGCGATCGTAACCTGCCGAACGACGGCACCCGCTGTGATGCTACCTGTGAAGGTCGCCACGACAGCCAGCGTATCGCGATCGTAGATAACCAGGCTGGTAGAGTAGCCCGACAGATTAAGCAATGCCCCCGATGAGTCCCGGACAGTCCCATAGATCGTAATAGCCTTGCCCTTAGTGGCACGGATATTAAGAACTGCGTCCGAGATATCGAGTGTGGACATTACGCATGGTCCTCTACATATGCAATAACGCCTGCAAGCAGCTCCGACACCGGATCGTCAACGAACGGATCGTCACCCACACGTCCGAGGATGCGCTCGACAACGTACTTCTGAGCATCGAACCGAAGCCGCTCATTAGTTGCGTGCGCAGCAGTCTTGATGATCCCCATAACGGCAGTATCAAGGTTCTCACGGAACAACCTGCGCGCTCGCAGCTCGGCACTCTCGGTGGGGTCAAGTGACCGCTCCATCTTAAGTGCCTCGAGATCAGATTCGGTGATAGCAGTCAGATCGTCGCCGGGACCCGAACCCTCAGAGTCCACAGGGTCGTCATCTCGCCTCATGTGAATCACCTCCTTAGGCACTCATTATATAACTGAAGCCCCCGCTGACCACCCGCGACAAGATATAAAGGTAACCCTAGACCTCAGCCCAACGCCATCCGCCATGCCCAGTATAGGTCTGGGGCTCCGCAGTTATTTCGCTGGCGCCATTATAGTAACGAGCCTGGACCTGACCTGGATCGGGATCATCCAACGACAAGATGACGGCCTGCCGCACAATATCATCCGCACCCACTACACGAATGTGGTGACCCACGTGCGGCTCTGGCCTAGGCACTTGGCGTCCCAGAACCATCAATATACGCACCCGCACCATTAGCATTCACCAGGCGAATACGAACATCGTATTCCTGACCGTTGATCAGAGTCGAAATCACTGCAGGACTCGTGCTACCGGCACTAGCCCAATCGTCGAATACAGCACCTTCCCATGCAGGAGCGATAGCGTACTCGCAATCGGTAATAGCTGAACCGCCCGTCCAGTCAGCCGTCCACGCAACTGACAGCTCTCCGTCACCTGGAGTAACACTGTCGATCGTGGGCTGCGCAGGAACCTGAGATGCCGTGTCCGCAACAGTAATGGCCAGCTCAGCACTCTGCGTACCATTACCCTCTGCCGTTACCGCACGGAATCTGACCGTGTACGCAGTATCATAACTGAAGCCTGCGATCATGGCACTACCTACGCCTACCTCACCATCATAGTCCAGCTCGTAGGTATCGACAGGCGTCCAGCTGCCAGCATCGACCTTAGCCTCGATATCCGTAACCTCATGGCCGCCATTATTTGTCAGACGGAAGGTGAAGTTCAGTTCAACCGTGGCATCCTCCTGCTCACCCTGATCAATAACCGTCAGGTCCTCGAGCGCGAAGGGTACGGAGTCCTGAATGAACAGAAGGCCGTACTTCGAGTACTGCGTGGATCGCGTAGCTGCGAAGGACGGTCCATGCCCGAAGGCCGCGGTAATGTTGTCCTGATCGACTACCGTCAGGACGCGCGCGAACCTAATTCGTGCGCCATCACGATTACCACCTCCGAGCAGAACTCGAATGTTCATTCCCACCTTGACTGGCAGTGCCATGTTGGTCACCTCCTCCGTTGCTGTGCCTTGCTTACCTCTAATATACCTGCTGAGCAAGCGGGACCTCAAGTTAGGTTATATCTGTCTCTTATACACATCTCCGAGCCCACGAG